ACTGCTTCCAACGGTGTGTCCACAGCAGCGCGAAACACCCGTTGACCCAAGAACTTCGCCAGGCTGCCGTAGACCTTAATTGTCGTCAGCATTGTCAAAACCTCGTCTCGTGGCGCAGGAATCGACCCGTGTTCTTCTGATAATAACCGCCATATAAATCCCTGGAACTCAGCCGACCACGCAGATGGTGGATCATCAAGTTTTCACCTAGATAAACAGCGCAATGGTTGAGGCCCAGAGCCCCGTCAATGTTCATCAGCAGCAGGTCGCCTTTTTGCAGCTGCTCAAACGAAACCTCAACAAAGCCGGTCTCTTTCCAGCAGTCCTCAAAGATCGGCTGATCATTGAAGGTAGACAACGGCGGCCTATCCCAGTCACGCAACTGCAGCCCATCCTCTGCGTACCAATCACGGACAAGCGTCCAGCAGTCGCTAACGCCCCAAACCCACTGACGGCCTAGCAGCTCTTGCTCGTAGCCCGATGGCTTGATCTCGCACCAGCCATCAGTGACAAGACTGACAATGTGCCACGGCAAACCGCTTTTCTCGCACGCAACCTTGTCCGCTTCGCTTGCCTCTGCTTTGGTAGTCGGATGACTGTGGACAACAGCCATCACTTCACCGGCATCCTCTGCGGCTGCATAATCCACCGGGTCAAGAATGAACAGCTCTTCCGGTGACTCCGACAAGTTCTTGCAGGGCCAATAACGCTCACGGCCTTTGATGATGACAAGCAACCCGCAAGTTTCACGGGGTGCATCAGCCTTTGCGTGCTCAAGCGCAGCAGAACGCCATTCACTCATGAGAAACTCGTGCCAACACCAGGGAACGAGCCAAACGGAAGATCTGCTGTGTTGCCAAATCGGATCTTGCAGCTGCTAAGGCGTTTGCCGCAGACATCATCGAGCGGGTTTGCTGTGCCGGTGACAATCTGAGGCTCACCACTTTTGCCGCTGTAGGTTTGGCCCAAGATGGTTCCGCCTGTGTCAATAATCTGCAGGTTGCCGTTGTTCTGCAGAACTGCTGTTGCACCTGCATAGTTGTTGGCCACAGCCGTGATGGTGTAGACGGCGCTGATTACAGGGAATTTCTCCCCCAAGCCATCTGTCCTGTTTGCGTATGGATTGGAGGAAGACGTTGTGATATTGACTGTGATTGTTTCGTTTACAGAAAAATTGCCTGTGCTGCCTTGCACCGTAGCCGGTGCAGAAAAAGCATTCCCAGTAGCTGACTCCCAACGACGTGTAACCCCTAGGTCAAGGTTGGCATCTCCTGCGGGTAGAGCTTTGCTTTTTGCAGAGAGGCGCAGCGTAATCTTACGCCCGTCATCAAGCGTAAATTCCTCATCATGCGTATGCACCACGGTGTCATCCGTATGGCTGTCTGCGTTACCAAAAATTTCGTGATAAAAACTGGCGTGCCTTCCTCCCGTGCCTTCTGGCAAATAACTGTCCCAGCGAACAGTTGACGGCGTTCCAGCAAATGACGTGCCTGTATTCCAATATGTTTTTGTGCCGTCTGTAATAAACAAGTCACCATTTGAGCCCATCTTGACGCTCGTTCCGCCCCTGCCAGAAGTCGCTGAACGCCACCTAACTTCTTGAATGTTGTTCGGATCTTGGTTCTTGGCGTAAATAAAAAAGTCGCCGTTATTCCCAAACTGCGCCCGATACCAGCCATTGCTTGAGGTCAAGAACTGACCAGCAGTTAACGACGCTCCGCTGGCAAGAATCTCATCGCCAGTGCTGTAGGCAAAGCTTGTAGCAGCAGAGGCACCAAGCAAGTTGTCGTTCTCGTCATAGAACCTGGCATCATGCGTTGTGCCTGGCCGCCAGGTGCAGCCATCCCTTGTTCCATCAGCGCCGCCCTTGTATTCCCACTGGCAAACGTTGGCAAGACACTGACGCTTCGGGGCCTTGATGTTTTCTAGGTCAAGCTTTGCCGCCAGCTCAAACTCAACAACATCGCGGTTTTCAACGATCTTGCGATTGACAAAGTAAATCTCCTGCGGCATTTGCTCGCCCGATGGCGTGCCGTAAGGGTTCGTATCACTATCAAAGTTGACCGCATCTAAGAAACGACTCAGCGTCCTAATCCGCACAACCTTTGCGCCGGTCAGGTCATTGCCAAAGGTCGTCTCATTGACGTTTAGCATTAACGCTGAGACAACACTGAACAGGTTGCCAACACGCAATGTCGGCCTAGGAAATCCCGTCTGTCCTGCTGTGTATTCAAACCCCTCAGCTTCGATAGGAATCGCTAGATAAGTATTGCCGTTGTAGATGATCTCTCCGGTCTGCGTCTGGACGACAACGCCGTTGTAAAACCGAAAGATCGTTTCACTGCCGTGAATATCCTGATTTAGGTGCAGCTCAAACAGCTCGATGATTGCAAATGGGGAGCTTTTGAGAAGCTCCTCAAACATAATGATGTCACTCACAAGTCAAACACCTCCTGGAATGTTGCCTGGATCGTGGCACGGTTCAAATATGGAATAGTCTTGCTCCACTGAAGGCAAACCCACTTGTATGAATCGCTTTCGTCTGGTGGCGACCATGTAAAACTTTCCGCCCCACCACGCGCCTCAAGGAAGGTCTCAATGGTGTCAGCGTCGGTCTCTGATACCTCAAAGGTCAGGTTCCACACCTTGGGATCTTGATTAAGGCCGAACGTCAGACGCTGCACATAGCCATCGCCAAACTGCACCTGGCGAACCTTGGGCTGGCTTGTCTTTTGTGCCCGGTAAGTAGGGTTGATTGAAGGGAAAGTAGCCATCAGCGTGTCAGCAAGCCTCCGGGTCGTTTTTGCTTGATTAGCTCAGCTTGGACTGCAGCGCCAATCGCCTTGCCAAGCTGCGAAGCGTTAGGACCGTTGCCTTGTACTGAAGACCCAGAAGCGTCAACGTTCACAGTTACGTTAGCCCCGCCCATCGCGTGGTTCGGAACAATCGTGCCAGCCCTGCTGGGAACAAACAACTCAGGCCCACGCTCGCCAACGATTGACGGGCGGCCAACAGGCGGCCGGCCACCATCCGCAAAGCCGACCAAATTGGAGAAGATCCCGAGGCCCGTGCTCTTGAGCAGGGTGTTGATGCCTAGACGCATCATCTGCCGGGCGACATCGTTGAGCATGTTGCCCAGCGCCTGCGTGGCATTTTGAGCGTCGAGGATGGAATCGACGATCCCATCGCTGATGGTCTGCCCGACCTGCATGTAGAGCTTGTCCAGCTCGGAAACCTCTTTCTTGATCTTTTTCTCCTTTTTCTCTCGATCGTCAGCTAGATCATTGAGCGTCTGAGTCATCTGAACAACGCCGAACGTTGCCTTGATCTGATCGATCAGATCATTGGTGATCTTGTCCCCAACAACGGCGCGGTTCTCCTCTGCTGCCTCGAGCTGCAGCTGGAACTGAAGCATCGTCCGTTCCTGATCTGTTCTCGCTGCGCCGAGAGTTGCTTGCTTTTCCAACGCTGCGATTTGCGCCTGCGCTGATTTTTGAGCGGCAGCTTGCAGCTCAGCAAACTCCTTTTCATCCGCGAGGCGTTTGGCTTCTGCTGCCTCTCGCTCGTCAGAAACTGTCGGCGGTGGCTTGATCGGCACCATGTTGGCGTCGTATTGAATCCCAGCGATCGTGAACGTTTGGGACAGCACCTCCCGGCGAGTCTTGAGCCTGTCGATCTGATCAGCGGCCTCTTTGATGCGATCGCGCAAATTAGCGGCCTCGCCTGCTTGGCCTTGAAAAAATCTCTGCCCTTCGATCGTTTCCAAAGCCTCTTGCATCTCCCCGAGTCTTTCGGTGGTTAGGTCGATGCCGTCCTCTAGCTCGTTGATGCTGGTGGATTTGATCAGCTCCTCGAACGTGCGCTGCCTGCGGATCGCATCCTCAACAGCTAGGGCAAAGCCAGAAACAGCTGTAGCGACAAGCGCGAACTTGCCCAGCATCGCTAGTCCGGCGACCAGCTTGGCTCCGGTCAACTTGATGCCGAGGAGGTTCGCCGCTGCTGTAGCGGTGCCCAGCGCCCCAGCCAGACCAATCGCCCCAGCGATCGCGAACTGGAACAAGCCCGGCAGCTTCCCGACAGCATCAACCAAAACGTTGGCAGTGCCGACAAACCCCTCAGCCGCAGGCAGCAGTCGCTGACCAATCGAAACGCTTAGCTCATCTGTTGAGTTCCGCAGCGCTTTGAATCGCGCTGTAGGCGACTCCCTGAGCAGCTCCTGAATCTTGTCCTTGTTCTTCTCAAACCCAGCCGCGAGCGCATTGATCAGGATGTCGGACGTGATCTTGCCCTCGCTGCCCAGCTCTTTCAGCTCGCCAACGGTGACTCTCATCTCATCAGCGACGAGCGTCAGGATCCCTGGGATCTGCTCAGAGATGCTTCTGAACTCATCGCCCTGCAGGCGTCCAGAGCCGAGGGCTTGGCTCAGCTGCAGGAATGCTGAGGACGCCGCTTGAGCTGACGTTCCGCTAGCCAGAGCGACAGCGTTGAAACCTTGGTAGACCGTCTGAATCTCAGACAGAGATTTTCCGAGCGGGCGCAGTCGGGCAAAGATGTCAGCGAAGGCAGAGGATGATTCACCCAGCGATTGATTGAACGTCTCTGCGTTCCTTCTCACCAAACGCTGAACTTCTCCAAACTCCCCATACTCTCGGCTCAGCAGCTCAAGACGGACCTGCGTTTGTTCAAACGAGGCAGCCTGATCGATGAAGTTCTTTGTTACCGCACCTGCCCCGAGGCCAACGGCAGCTCCCCCGAGCGTGCCCATCTTTTTGCTCAGCTTCTCGGCTCCGCGCTGCGCTCGCTGAAACGCTTTGCTGAACCTGTCGCCCATCTTTCGGGCTTCGTTTTGCAAGCGAACAGCTTGGTTCTGAACTCGAATGACAGCCCGCTGTAGGCGAGTACTGTCGCGGTTGATTGTCCTCAGCTTGCCGCTGAGTTGGTCTTCGAGCTTTAGGACTAGCTGGACGGTTTCCATCAGCCATTGACCAATAGGCCAATACTACCGACGCTTCTGTTTTGCGCGCTGTATGGCCTTTTCCTCCATCTCTGCCTTCAACTCATGGAACGCCGCAAAATGCACTAGCTCTGCATCGGTTAGCTCTGTGCGGAGCCTGCTGACTGTCATGCCTAGTTCGCAGGCCAAGTGGAACTCATAAAAGACCCACTTGTCCTGCTTCAGTCGTTTTTTGCGTCTGCGATGCTGGTTTCGTCGTCGAGGCCGAACAGGAACAGCTCGATCTCGTTCAGAACAGATTCAGGCAGCTCGCGTTGCAGTTTCGGCGCATCTGCTGAGGCAAACGCTTTAGTGCCGTCCTCAAGCTCTGCGATTTGGCAGAGCATGTTGGTGCTGATGTCCAACGCTTCGTTGGATCCGGCCATTGCCTGTGCTCGTTTTCGATCAGCACGGGTGATTGCTTTGAAGTAGAGATCGACGATTTTTTCGCCGGCACCGTTCTTCAGCTCAAACTTGCGACGCTGGTTGAGGTCAAATGCCCCAACCAGCAGGTCAACCGTTCTTTGAGAGGCAGGCATTAAATACCAGAGGTGATAGTACCGTTGGCCGTGAAGTTGATAGTAATCACTTCAATCTCGCCAACCGTAGCACTATATTCAGCGCCTGTAACTAGAGCAGCAAACGACATTTTTTTGTCGCCAGTTTCGTCTAGGTAAAGCTCAAAGTTTGCGTTGGCTGGATCCTCGGTCGTCAACGCCTCATTGAGCAGGTCGAGCTTGTCGCCTGCGCTAGGGGCGTCATACAGAACCTCGCAAGAGCCTGTTCCGCTGATCAGGCCGCCGGCATAGGCGCGGAAAGTATCACCATGATCGGTGACTTCCAGAACCTCTTTTTCAACCGACAGCGTCCAAGATCGCACAGCTGCGACCTCGCCAAGTGCTGCACCAGCTGCGTCCTTGTCGAACTTGATGGTGCCCTGTTGTCCTCGATAAAAAGCCATGATCAGTAAGAGGTGGTGATAGCACCGTTAGTTGTGAAATTAACGGTGATGATCTCGAGTTCCCCTACCGTGGCGGAGAGGTCGGCCGATGTCACCACACCGTCAAAGGTGATTTTTTTGTCGCCGCTGGTGTCGAGGAACAACTCAAACGACGCCGATCCTGAGTCGGTCGGGGTGTTGATGTGATCAACAAATGCTGCCGTTTCATCAGAGGACGACGCGGTGTAGATCACCTCAACGCTGCCGGAACCGGTGATGATCCCACCGACGTTTCCGCCGTAGGTGTCTCCCATCACGGTGGTCTCGAGCAGCTCTTTGTCGATAGTCAGCGACCACGACCGAGTGCTGGTGATCGCAGAGTTGCTTGAGCCTGCGTCGTCAAATTTGACGCTGCCCTCCTCGCCTCGATAAAACGCCATGGTCAGAGTTCCTCGATGAATTCAAAGGTCACACGGACCTGTGTTTGAAAGTAGCCCTCTGGAGCTGGAGAGGCCAGTACCTCGGGACCGGATGGGGCGTCGAAGTAAACCCCCGACACGTTGACCCTATTGTAAAGGTCGCGAATGCGTTTGCCGATCGTGTAGTTAGCACCAGGCCCCACGCCTTTTGCTGAAAAAATGTTGACGATCAGGAGGCCAAAGATCCGGTTCTGTGAGTTGGATGTTTGTCCAAGGCTCAGATACTCGTTGCCACCAAACGCTGTTTGACACTGGACCCATGACGAGTTAGGCGTCGGCTCATACGCCATGTTGTGAAAAACAACAGGGATCGCGGGGCTGCTTGCTAGCTCCGTTGCGAGGCGGGCCTCGATCGTTGCCCTCACAGAGTTGAGATCTGCTGCGGCCATCAGCGCCTCTGGTTCTCGATCTTGATCAGTCTAGGAATGTCCTTTCGAGCTACTTCCTTCAGGATCAAATCTGGATAACCCCGAGTGACTGCCTTGGTGCCTGTTGTTTTCTCGCTGTTGCCGGGCTTGTATTCGTTGTTCCAGTTGGGCGGCATATTTTCCCCATACATCACGGCGGGTGCGTATTTGACGATGGTGAAGACTCTTGCCTCCCCTGGGGTATCTGTATTCAGCTGCCAGCTCTCAATCAGATTGGCGCTAACGACCGGCGTGCCGATGGGTGGCTCTGCTGCTTTCAGCCTGCCGTGCAGCGCGATCCCTGCCTTTTTAATGACTCGCTCGGCTACCTCCTGCACCATGGAGTCGATCTGAATCAGCCGAGTAGAGCCCCTAGCCATTACGCCCTCAGGATCAGTTCGTAATGGGTCGCATCGCCGGCTGTTTCTTGGAACGTCGTCTCGACCCGGATGATCTGATAGACGATGCTGCTGATGACGACGCGATCTTTTGTTTCTGGTGCCGTTGCCAGCTCTTTTGCTGCAACGATCAGGCGTTTGTCGCCAGCCTGTATCAGCTCGTTTGCCTCGCTGACGTTGACGTCATAGACGTGGCCTTTGATCGACGTATCTGAGGTTGTCTCGGTGATCGCGCCCGTTGTGGTGTTGTAGCTGCCGCCAGAAACGTAACGGATCGTCACATCTCCGCCGAGCTTGTCCACGATGGTCTGCGCAACCTTGTCGAGCCCTCGGAGTGCCATCAGGCTTCGTAAGCGATGACGGTGCCGCTAGCGAGCGTGATGCTGGTGATGACCAGCCCCTCGATCGCGCAGTTGGCGTTGAGGTTGATGCTGCTAACGGTGGACGATCCGTTCTCAGTGATGAAATCAGAAACCAGCGTGATCACGCTGTCCTCTAAGGCAACAACTTTCACGAACTTGCCCGTTTGGGCTGCCGTGTTGTTGATGATGTTCGCCTTGGAAGGCTCGTAACCCATCATGACTAACTCCGTTTGATACCGATGTTGCCCGGTCCCGAAATTCTAAGGCCGGTTAAATACCTTTCAAACATAGGCGGCACTCGATCAGCGCCCACTGCCCCTGTTTTGTCAGGCTCAACCTCGATGTTGCCCAGCTTGACTCGCTTGTAATCCTCAAGCCCGCTCAGGCTGATTCCATCCGCGTTGTTTTTTAGATAGACAGCAAGCTCAACTTGAGCCCGCTTGACCTGATCCGGAACCTCAGTGTCGGTGAAGTAATCCTCAGAGATGCGAAACGGAAACCCTGTGGAATACGTATTGACGTAGGTGTCTGGCTTGCGAACGCCCGTCCTAGGCCACTGGAGGGCCTGCGTATCTGTCGCCCTAGCACCTAGGAAGCGCTCACGATCAAGACGCTGTGCAGCCGCTGCTAGGGCCCGGTTGCGGGTGTCATCCGTTCCCGTCGTCCACTTGCTTACGTCCGTGCTGGAGATCATGGCCTCGACAAAATCATCAGCCTCACTCAGCGTTATGTAGCTGTTGGCGTTTGCGCCGCCCGCTGTTGCGTCGATTGTTACTGCCATCGGGCGTCA